AGTCGCCATGCGCCGGAAGCGCGGGCCATGCAGCTCCCGGTCGCCCGTCAAATGCTGACGCAGATGGATCATCTCGTGAGCCAGACTGGCCAAAAGCGTGGCGGCGTGTCCGTTGTGACTCTCATTGACCCGTATAAAAGGCAAGCCCGCTTCCACACCAAAATCCGCCGACGAGCTGGCCCGGCGCATAACATGAAACCCCACCTCGTCGGAGTGTGGCAGCCTCCAGCGCCGGAACGGTTCAGTGGTGCGCAGAAATTCATAACCCGCCGCCAGCATGTCCGGCGTCAGTCGAAGGGTCATGTCATGTCCTTCAGGATTGAAAACAGAAAGGCCCCGGCCGCCCGCTCGCGCGGGTCAAGCCGGGGCCACTGTGCGCTCAAGCTGACCGGAGGGGGCGGCCGGCGAGCGCGACGCGATTTATGGAGAATTTATCGGCAGACGCCGTAGGTCTTTTGTGAGGGAGACACACGGCGCAACTCCTTGTTCACTCCCTGCCAACTGATGTCCACCCCGCGCCCAGCTGAATGCAGGCTATGACGGGCCGGCATAATGGCAGTCGGCAGTGGAACAGAAAGATCAACGGCATCAACGATGCGAGACATCAGCTTTCTCGCTTTCGCGGGCATGAACAGGCTGCTGCGCGACCGGCTAAGAAGATCAGCAGATCATTCCAAGAACCGACTTCCCAGATCGCAGATCAAAACCCAAACCGCAATTCACTTCACCGGTCGCGCGAACGCGAGAACAGACCAAATTGCCTTTCTCTCGAACTTCGATCGCTTCGCTGCAAGATTCTCCCCGAGATTCGTTGCCCAACCGACGATATAGCTGCGCCGCAAAAGAACCGGACATCCATATGTTAACCTTGGTGTCCTTCTTGGTCGGCGGGCCGGTATCGCCCAGGCTAAGACTGTAAAAAGTATATTCGCCTGAAAACTTGCCATGTGCCTTGTCATCCGGAGCAGCAAAACCCGGCCAAGAGCCGAACGCCAAAACCATGACGATCGCAAACAGCGTCCATCCGCTTATGGGTCTGATCATCGTTTTCTCATCGCTTAATCTGAACGTGGAAATGATTATCATGTCCTTTTGACGGCTGTACACCACCGATCATGGGGTCGTTGAAATAGATCTTGTCAACTTGGCCGGTGGCGTGAAAGGCGTCGATCAGCCGTTGGGTAGCGGCACGATCATACTGCTGGTCCCGGTAGGTGACCGGCAATTGGGCGCTATCGGTCCGTGCCGGCCGTACATCGACTCCCAAGCCATCTTGGTGCCAGCGATGAGGCGGAAATCTTCCTCCGGTCGGAAGGCTGATGTTGCCAATACCCAATGGGGTATAGGAATCGCCGGTTGCCAATCGGTCGGCAACCGCGTTGATCACTTCCATAGTCCTCGGCCGGCCCCACTGGCCGCGCGCAGCAGTACCAATACGCTCGGTGTCGTCCGTGCCATAGACGTAGTAACCCGATCCGTGTTCACCCGCTTCTATTGCGTCTAACCGGGGAAGCTGCGTCCAATCTTGGTTAAGGGCCGGCCCTGCGGGTGCCGGGCGAGCAGCCGCGCTGGCATCTGAAACCGTCCACGGCGTTCTGCCGACGTCCGCCGGATGTGAATCAAGCACCAAAGGCCCATCGCCAAATCCTTGCCGACCCATCTCACGCAAACCGCCTAGGATCAGCCCATCCGGATGCAGGTTGCTCAGGTCAGGACTGATGTCCTGCCGCCAATCGTCAGGGGTTAAATTTCCCATTTTCGTTCCTCAGTGCTCCCGGCTTAGGATTAAATAGATCAACGACCCGCACACACTCATCAGAACGGTGATCAGGGTGATCGCTGCCACCCAAAAGCGCAGGAACAGCCCCTTCACGTCCTGCTTCAGCTCGCCCAACCCCTGAATGATATGCCCCTGCCGCTCGGCGCAAACCTGCTCATGGGCAGCCAGGGACAGTAGCGCCCGGTTGGCAGCATCCCGCGCCATCTGATCGGTCTCGGTCATCATTTCACCGCCCCTTGCTGTCTGACCCAGTCCTGCAGCGCCCTCAATTGGTCCGCGACCTGGTCGTACTGCCCGTCATTGCGGGTTTCGGTTTCACCGACGGCAGAGAGTGCAATGCCGGAGGGGGCATCATCAGGGCAGCCGGCGGGGTCGGGAATGGGGCCGCGCGTGGCAGCGTTGAACACCCGCACAAAGCCGCAAGGCACGGGATAATCATGATCCATCTCTGGCGTGACATGCCGGGGTATCTCCTCCAACCGCTTTTCGGTGGCACCGCTGTCTCTCAGCCGCGCCTTTTCGAAATTCATCTCCACGTCGAAGGTGATCCGGCCGCGGCGCTCCACGATCTGGACGCTATGGCGGGCGGCCTGAGCGGCATTCGCCCGCTCACGCCACGACATCACCCGCCAGCTTGCCGTGGCGCCCAGGCAGAGGCACAACACGCCAAGGGCAACGTAACCTTTCCAGCCGGCCAGCAGCGACAAAAGCCGGCTCATAGGCGCTTCTGCTCCACCAGCCGCCCCACGACCGCCGCGAACAGCAGCGCGACCGCCAGCACGTGCGTCAGCCAATCGGGAAGCCAGGCGCGAACGGTTTCAGGAAAGGCCAGCACCGAAAGCTGAACCGCCCCCGCAGCCGCCACGAACTGCACCGAAAACCACTTCCAGGCGGATTTCCAGTTGGCCACCAGCTTCATGCCGCACTCCATAGCGATGCTTCGGCGGCCCGGCGCTTCACCAGCCCCGGCAACGCCCTGCCATTGTCGAAGATCCAGGATTTGAGACAGGCCGGTACCAATCCGTACCCACCCTCGTTCAACTTTCGCAACATGGTGCTTTTGGTGAACGCCCCTTCACCCGCGTTGAAGACAAAGCTCACCAGGGCCGAAAACTGATTATCTGTCAGCGGCACCTTGACCAGCGCCGACACCGCCCGCTCTGCTTCCATCAGGTCGGCTTCCAAAAACTGTTCGGCCCGCTCGGTGCTGATACTGTCTCCGGGCGCTACGCCCCGCGTATGGCCATATCCAATGGTCCAGACACCGGACGTATCCCGGTAGGCTTCCAGCCTCAGCCCCTCATAGGCCCGCACAAGCGCCAGCCCCGCGGCATTGATGATCCGCGTCATGACGCCTCGCAACATTGGAAATCAAAGCAATCCGGGGCTAGGGAGAGCCTGTCTTCAATCCGCTGGCCTTTCAGAGCGTGAACGGATTGATGAAATGCGAAGCGGTGTTGAGAACATCCAGAACGCCAGGCGATGAGGAATTTTTTGTGCTCTGTGTCTGCTGTATCGGGATCATCCCCACCGCCTGATTGCGCAACTGCTGTTGCTGATAAGGATAGCTCAATTGCCGCATGAACTCTTCATAGGCGGCATTGTCCTGCGCTTGCTGCAACGCCTGTTGCTGCGCTCCAACAAAGGAAGACAACTGCCCTTGCTGGCTAAGTTGGTTGAAATAATCCTTGCCCAACCCCGCATACTGGCCGGCCGCATTCATGCGCAAGCCAGCCCCCGCCAGGTCATTGGCCGCATTGGCCGCGCCCGCGTTATAGGTCCCTGTTGCGTTGAACTGGTCCGCCGCCATGCGATTTGCGATATCGGACAGTGCCGCCTGTTGCGCATTCTGATAACCGGCTTGCCGCAACCCGGAGGTGGTGGAAGCAACATTGCGCAGATAGTCGTTGGTGGTGTTGGCATCGAGCACCGCCTGACGCGTGCCGCCAAAGGCATGCGCCGCCGTGGCGGCGGCATTGTCAGCCACGCCTTGCACCTGGCGTGCGTGCTGCAGATCTCCTAATGCGGCATTCACCACGTCGTCGGTATAAGGGTTGAGATAAGGCGTGAGATCGGTGCCGGAAAGTTGACCGGCTGTCACTGTCGGTGGAGCCGCAATGGTTGGGGCACGGTAGTTCAGCAGCGAACCAACGGAGTCCTGTGCCCTCCCGATGGCGTTTGTCGCAGTTGGATCAGCCGCCGCTGCCAACAAGGCATTGAAGCCCGCTGACTGGTTGGCATTAAATCCCGCCACCCGCTCGCCGGTATAGGGCTGAAATGGCTGATCGGCGATTTGGCTGGCGGTGTTGTAATTCTGCTGATAGAGCGCCATCAGCGCCGGGTCGATTTTGTTGCTGCTTTCTGTATGCGAACTGCCACCCATTATTCCATATCCTTTGTCATGACGGTCCATAGATGCCGGTAGCCCAGGGCTTCGCCCACGGGCGCCCAGGCCGGCTTGATGCCGAAGGCGATGATCTTTTTGCAATCGCAGGCGCGCGCCCAGCGCTGGAGCGCAGGCTCCAACCCGCGGGTAAGCTCGCGCAGCGCCTTTCCCTTTGTTCCCCCGCCGGCGAAGATGTTCAACGCCCTGCAGTTCGGATAGGAAATGAACTCGGTCACCGCGGCGCAATACTGGCCCGGCCAGAAATGCATCTCGCCCGCGGCAATAGCCCGCTCCACATCTTCAATCCGATACAGGCCCGTCTGCTCTACCGCCTCCCGCACCCACTCCCGACAGCGCGCCCATTCGTCAAAGCTCACACCTAACCGCCTTAGCCGCACGGCCTGTTTGATAAAACGAGTTTTAAAATTTTTCTGCTGCTACTATGCGACTGCAAAACAAGGAACAATTGAATGGATACGGCAGCTTCTGGTATCACTAAAGCTGCATTGTGATTTCGATAGGACTTCGATTGCCAGATAAATCGCGTAGGAATTTTGATACCTTGCAATGTGGCCGCGGCCTTGCCGCGCTAGCGGTTGTGTGCTTTCACGCAAATCTAACACTGGGCCTTCCCAAGTACTTTGGAGAAGAGCCCTCTCATTTTTTTTCAAGCGGGTTTAGTGGGATCTATTATTTTTTTGTTCTAAGCGGCACAGTTATGTTACTTGCCCACTGGGACCAAATCGGTCTTGTTCATAATCCTGCTGGTTTTTATCTAAAGAGATTTAAGCGAATCTATCTACCGCTCTGGGGCGCATTGCTTTTTATAGTTCCAGCACTCGCTAATCGTATCTCCCCCTTCGACATCTTTCTCGCCTTTTCCGCGCTCCCTACAGTCCACGAAAATGTCTTGGCCGTCGAATGGACACTCAGACACGAAGTACTGTTCTATGTCGTATTCGGGATATTCCTTTGGCGCCCGATAGCTGGAGGCGTTATTTTGGCGGCATGGATAGCTAGCTCTCTATTAGGCGCTTTTTTTCCGATTTTATTTCCTTGGTCATTTCTTTTGTCGCCATTGCACTTTCTGTTTGCTGCGGGTATGGCGGGAGCAGTAGCCATAAGGCGTCGAATCGGGCCTCCAGTAACTACATCTTTTGTGGGGGTTAGCCTCTTTGCTTCCACGTGGGTAATACAGGCGGGAGGTGTTAGCCTGCCCGGCACCGCATGGCCTATTCTCTATGGTGTGGGTGCCGCGTTTCTTATCGTAGGACTCGCGCGGCTTGAAACGGTCCGCGCATTGCCAATACCTAGATTCCTTCGAGCACTTGGCGATGCCTCTTATTCGCTCTACCTTGTTCACTTCCCAATAGTATCGCTCTGCGCAAAGCTAGCAAAGTATCTGGTGCTGCGCCCTCAATACGCACTCCTCTTGATAATTTTTTCTGCCGTCGTTTTGGTTTCCATTGCTTCCGGCTTTATCTTTCATTTGCTGGTTGAAAGGCCGATGTTGCGGCTCCGCTATTCTATGGCATCCACGATCGTTAAGTAACTACCACGCCACCGTTCACAACGCTCAAACGAACCAAACCGCCTGTGGCGGCATCACGCAATAGGATTTGATCAAATACGGCTCCAGCCTTGATGTTGCGTCGATCCTCGCGTTCTAGGATACCGCGCATCTGAGCCTGGTCGGCGCCATCATACTGAGCCGGTGCTTTGGGAAGTTGCATCAACCCCTCGCCTCCCCTTGCGCGACTTCCAGCTTGGGGATGCCGAACCGCCAGTTGGCTGATGCCGCGCCTGTCACAGTCATTTCAACCTGGCCTCCAGCGAAGCGCAGATCGGTCTTTTGCGTCAGCGCGTATGGACCGAAAGTCGATCCGTCATCGTCGGCGTTGCGCCGGACAGTGAAAGAAACGGCGACATCCCCCACCGTCCCATCGTCCGGATAGAGCCCCAACACTTGCATGATGTTGTCGCCATTGCCCAATTCCAGCGGCCCAGCCGTGATAAAGGGCGCGACACCGCTATAATCCCAGCCCAGCTCATGATCATAAATCTTGCCGTCGTTGGCAATCAGGATGGGATACTGAAAAACCCCCTTGTCCACACCGCACGTCCGCGCCGGCCGGCCTATGTTCCAGTAATTGTCCTTGTACTGCCACACCACACAACGATCGATCTCGCTGGATGACGATGAGCAATAACGCCACTCGATCTCGAAATTGGCCGAATTGACCGTAGCCACGGTCTTGGATATCTGCAGCAGATTGATGTCTTGGCGGATATAGTCGAGCACCTCACAGGCGAGCGGCACAACGCTTCCCCCATTCCACAGCCAAAAATTCAAGGTGGGGCTCATCCACGCCGCTTCACCGGTTCCAAAGGAGGCGGCTGCCTGGCGGGAGATGACACCGCAGCTATCACCCACCTTGTCGAAGCCATAGACCAGCGTACCGCCGATATATTGCGCCGCATGAACGTCCAGATCGGTGAACAGCAGGGTCAGCCCCTTCACCCGGCGCCCGCACATCAACCGGCCAGTCGTCTGCAAGGGGAAACTTCCCGCCTGGTTGGTGCTGGAAGGAGCCCACGCGGTATTGTTCTCCTGGTCACACCAGCTCACGGTACGCGGGTCAGAAGTCCCCAGCGCAAATACGAATCTTTCCGCGGTCGCCACCACCGCCGAACAGCTTGGCGAATTCGCCACCTGCGCCGCCTTGACACCGGTATTCAGCTGCCATTGATACAGCTTGCGGTCGTCGGGGCTCACGCCAAGAAGGTATTCGCCCCAGCTATCAAGCGTCCATTGGGTGGCGTCCTGCACAAGAGAGGTATCCGGGCGCGGCGTGCCAAAGGTACTTGTTCCATAGGTCCCGGTGCCATACCCCCCAGCAGCAATGGCATCCGCACGTCCAGCAACGAGGCCGACGGGTGTGATATCGGAAAGCACGCCCGCGCGATCGCTTACAAACAGCTTGTTGTGCGTGCCAATTCCAAGCCAGGTCTTGGCATCATTGGCTTTCCACGCCAGCGCTGCCCGGGCGGCGCCCGCCACCACGCCAGAACCTTTCCGACGCCACCCGTTGACCGGACCGATAGCGGCGCCATACCAGCGAACACCCCATGCATCATAATAGCGTCCTTTGCTTTGAAACTGGGTGCCATCTCGAAAAACGCCCGGCGGCAGAGAAAGCGGAAAACGGGCCATTTACTTTACCTCTACTGCCTCAATCCTCATCTTCAATTCTGCTATCGCTGCCACCAGCAATGGAATGACCTCCGTATATCTGAGAGTGAGCATGCCATCAGCATCTTCCCCGACAGCCTCAGGCAAAACGGCGCGGACTGATTGTGCTGACAAGAACGAGCGGCTCACTTCTTCTGTATCCGCGAGATAACGCCCGGTGCCGGACTTTATCGCAGCTACCTTCGCTAACGGATTGGTGAACGGCTTCAATGCTGATTTAAGGCGTTCATCAGAACCAGCGGCCCATGCAGTCGCACCCGGACCGAGATCAACTCCGCTCGATCCACCACCAGCTCTACAGAAGATCGGACCGGTGCCCCCAGATGAGATGGTGAACGATCCATTGCTACCGCAGCCTGTGCTGTCATAACTGCCATTAAAACCGAATCCAGCGCACCGAAAGCCATTACCACTATAGACAATTCCTTCAATGGATGCCCCGCCGGAAGAAATATTGAGGCCGGCATTGGAGCCACCGCTGATCGTCAGACCCGCGTTCCCACCGCCGGAAATCTGGATTCCCCCGCCGCCGCTGATAGCGAAGTTTCCGCTCCCGAGCGACATTCCGCTCGTGATGCTGGGTGCGGATAGCGCCACAGAATTGAGAGTGGCTCCGTTCATGGAAGCGTTGCTTGCGTGAACGAATGAACCTGTACCGGTATGTGCCGACGGAATATAGGCCGCGGAAAAATAGGCTACTTCCCGCCAATTTCCACTCGCATCCGACCTGTAGATGGCGGTATCGCCAACCACCGTGGTGTGATTGGCGCCGCCAAGCAGTATCAGACTGCTCGCGTTGTGCGTCAGCGTCAGCGCGCCCGTGAAACGAACGAACCGGATACAATTCGCTACGGCACCGAAGCTTGTGATAGTGGTGGTGCCGCTGATCGCAACCGCCGTGCTCGCCGCCGCACCGATATCGCACACGGAAGCCGACGCGATTGTGACCTCGGCGCCAGGCATCAGTTTGCCCGCAAATGAATCGATCAGGTCAAGATCGACGTTCAATTCACCACCCCAGGTATCGCTGTCCGCGCCGACCGTGGGTTTCGTCATACCTAGGTTTGTCGTTGTCATGTTGTGCCTATCGAAGTGTCCAGGTTGCTGGGTTCGGAAGCGGGCTCGTCCAGGCTTCCGTATCTGCTGGCGCAGGATTCCAGCCGGTGGCCGCCGGATCTGGCGGCGCTGATATCCACCCGGTTGTCGCCGGCGCCGCCTGCATCCAAATCTCGCCGCGGCGTCTGAAAGTCACCGCAACACCGGCCAGCGCAAAGAAGCCGCTGAGGCCCGCCACCCTGCCCGCGAGTCTGCAGGAGGCTGATTGTCCGTTGAGCGCCAGCGTGCCTCGCGATCCCGCGAGCGATCTGAGACGCCCGGGCACGGCGGAAAGGCCATTGCAGGAAAAGGAAGCCTGCGCACCGACGAGCCTGCGCCCACACTTCAGAATGGCCGCCTGGCCGTTTTCCGCAAAACCGCCTTGCGCACCAACGCAGCGGCGTCCCAATCGGGGCGTCGCCGCTTGCCCGGCCCCAAAATAGCTGGATTGTGCCGCTGCGATTCTTCGGCCACAGGCCGGACTCGCCGCATTACCTGTCTCGCTGAACGCACCCCGGCCGGCCGTCAACGTATAGGCAGCCCCGCCGCCGGTCGGCGTATAGGTAATGACCAGAATGCCCTGGCCACCCGCACCGCCCGTTGGATTGTTGGTGCCGCGCCCCGCGCCGCCACCGCCACCGCCATAAGCTCCGCCGGCGCCACCATTGGTCCCCGGGTTGTTGCCCCGACCGCCACCGCCGCCGCCGCCGCCGCCGGGCCCATGAGCGCCATCCCAGACCGGGTCGGTAGAACCCGAACCTCCAGCGGACTCGGTTGATGCGCCATCGGACCAGCCACCACCACCGCCGCCGCCAGACGACCCCGTATCGCCGGGAGCCGCGGCGCTGATGGCTCCCGCGCCGCCGCCACTGCCGCTGCGGCTATTTCCACCCGCGCCGCCATTGCTTCCCGAATTTGGACTCCCCCCCGCGCCATTGTTCGCGCCTGCACCGCCACCGCCGCCGCCATTGCTGACAATCGCTCCACCAGCAGCGCCCGGCCCATTCGGCCCGCCCGCACCGCCGCCGCCCTGACCGGACCGTGTGAAGCCGCCCGAAGCGCTCCCCCCTGCGCCTCCATCATTGTGGGCCGCACTTCCGGTTCCGCCCGTGCCGGCGCCGCCGCCGACTCCAAAGGTCCCGTTGTCACCATTCTTCGCCTCCAGGACCAAGGCGCTGGCATTGTCAAAAAGCTTCGTACCGGCCGCGGCGCTTCCCGCACCGCCGGATGGAATATTGATGGTGATCGTCGATGACGGTGTCAGGCTTACATTGCTGGCGGCGCGATATTCACCGCCGCCCCCACCGCCGCCGGCGGCATGGCTATTGTCGCAATTTGAGCCATTGCCACCGGCCCCGATCGCTTCGATCGTGTTTGCCGAATTATTCCAATCGCCGGGGACAAGCCACGTCGCTCCGGAGACGACGAAAACCTGCGTCATGACGATGCGTCCAAACCCATGTCCGGCGCAAAGGCGCCATCGATCGCCTCGATTTGCGCCACGATGGCGAGGCCCGCCGCCACGCTCTTTGCTGTTATGACCGGCTTGGCCAAGACCAATAGATCGCGCCAGCTCGCACAGGCCTGATAATCAGTCCTTGAAACATCCGCCCAAACCGATTCCTGGGGCGCAAATGCCGGGTCCGCAAGCTGCGCATCCCGGTCCGGATGAACGACCATCCGGATATTGCCAGCCTGGTCGAAGATGATCCGGGAAAGGGTCGCCGCCATTATCGCATACGCTCCCAATGCGCCGTAAGACCGATATTCTTCAGAGCCCCGATGACGGCGCGGGCATGCGCCACGGTAAGGCCGCCCCTGCTGGTCAAAGCCTTGATGATCGCCGTCCTGCCATCCACCGACGAATAGGCGACGGCGTAGTCAAACGGCTTGCCGTATCCATCGCAGCCTGGTCCCACACGGATCACGCCCGACAGATGCTCGACAAAGGCCTGCATCAGTTCAACTGCAGGATGCCGTTCACCTGGTCCAGGTCGACCGTGAATGTGTCGGTATTGGCCAGCGTCAGGGCGCTGCCGCGATCCCACCAGCCGATCAGGTTTCCCGAAGCCGGCGTGGAATTGTACAGCACCGCATATTGAAATGGCCCCACGCTGCCCGACGCCGTGATCGACGGGTCGTTGCCGACCAGCTTGTACAGGCCGCTTGTTTGCGCGGAGGATGTGATCGCAACCGACATGCCTCCGGCGCTGTAGCCATTGCCGGCCGAAATCTCCGTGATGTTCGCCTTCACGGTGTTGCCCTGGCTCGGGGCCGAATTGGTGAGCATGACCTTGAGCGCGTCACTGCCCAGATTGTGCACCTTGTTGGCCAGATCGGCCACGAAACAGTCGAATTTGTTGAAGCTGGCCATGATTTACCTCAAATGTCGGTGGCTATGTCATAACGACCGCGAAACGCCGCATTGGTCAGGCAGGAAAGTTCTGTGCGCAACCGCGATTGCTCGCTCGGCAACGGATCGGCATTGCAGATGTCGTCCAACGCCGCCGCGAACAGCGTGCCCCATGTGGTGGCGCGGGCATCGTCGCGCAGGTATGGCGCCGACTGCACCAGCGCGCCATACAGATAAGCGTCGGGATAGTCCGCGAGGATCCAGTTGGTGGGGTTTGCAACACTCAGCGCCGGCACCCGGGCGATATAGGTCAACTCGCTCGTATAGTCCTGGTCGGCCACCGGATAGAGCTGCAGCTCGGCGCCCACCAGCGTGTACCAGCGCGGCGCGCCACGCACCCTGCCTGCTTGTTTCTGCTGTTGCAGGTTGGCCGCATCCAGATAATCCAGCACGATCTCGGGCGTGCCCTGCAGCACAAAATCCAGCGGACCATGAAGATCGGCAGGCACCGCGATATATTCCGTACCCTGATCGATCCCAGCATCCGCCCGCTGAATCAGCCGGCGCGAAACAGCCAGCCCTTGCCGCTGCCGTCCCGCAAAACGCCGCGTCATCTGGGCCTCGGCCAGGCGAATGAAATCCGCAATCGCCGCCGCCAAGTCGGTACGGTTCAGGAAATCGGCAATAGTCAGCTTCAGCCCGTCATAGCTGCCATCCAGCGCCATGCGTTCTCCTTTGTTGAATTGTCGTGGATCAGCCGCCACGCTTCTGCCGGAAGCGCGCGAGCGTGGAATTGAAACTACAGGATTACTTGGTGAACCGGCGCGTTTCCCAATTCACGCGCGCTTCGGACGGCGGCCCTTTGTCGTCGAACACAATGCCTTCGCCCGGATCCGCTTGAAGGTAACCCGGCGGCCTGCCCGATTTTGGCAGATCGAACTTGATCGTCCGCCCTTCCACCCGAAACGCGACGTCTTCTCTTTCGTAGTTGCCAAGGTAGGAAAGGGTCTTTCCCCGCTCTTCAAAGACCAGAACCTTGTACCGCTCCTGCTTATACGGCGCATTTTTCATCCAAGGCGTCTGCTTCCAGGCATAGCTCCAGATCTGAAAAACCCGTCCACCGGTTTTTATGGAGCCGATAGACCAGATGCGAGCGTTGATATCCGTGACACCATTGAAGTTGCCGACCTCCATTGCACGCCAGGCGCCCACATGGTGTGCAGCCGGCTCGAGCCAATGGAATTCCCCGTTCAGCAGAATGACCGGCGGTGGGCCATCCTTGTCGAACACGATCTCATCTCCCCTTTTTGCCGGGGGGTATCCTGCGCCAACGTCTTCTTTCCCGTAGTCGAACTTGATGACCTGTCCCTGGATACGGACTGGACCGCCGTCGACCGAATAGTTGCCGAAGTAGGAAAGGCTTTTGCCTGTTCGTTCAAATATCAGAATATTGTAATGCCC